GCACGAAGTTAGTTGTGTCTAACTTAGTACTATAGTACTATATAAAATGTTCACAATTTGTTTACAATTTGGTCATACGCTGTTCACATCTGACCTATATAATGTACTTAAAGATAAAGGAAAGGGGTACTTAAAAGAAAGTGCCAAAGGTGTATACTATGAAAAGATGTATTGAATTGAATAATGAAACTTTTAAGGTCAGACATTTCAAGGGCGAATTACATCCTATTAAGAATGTTCGCACATTAGCGGATTGCTACGCAAAGCCTAGTTCTATAAAGCATGATATTTATAATTACTGGTTTAAGTGGTATATGAGGGTTAGTGATAAATACATATTAAAGCACTTCACTATCAATAGTTATAACGTTAATATGTTTACATTAGCGTGTGATGTATATAATATGGAAAATGAGCTTATAGGTCAGATTTACATTACAAAAACAAAGCAGGAGTTCTGGACTATATAAAAATAGTCGGGTCGGTGCAACTCCGACTCCCTCGTATCGCCGATAATATTGGCAAGTAACAAGTAAACAAGTACAAAAAGAAAAGGAGAAAATCACCATGAAAAAGAAGAAAATGGTTACACGCACAATTAAAGTAACAAAATATGAGGTCACTTATTTTGACCTTGAGATTAATGAAGTTAGAGGCGACGTACTTGAAACAGTTGGCACACCAACCGATAAAGAAATTGAAAAGCAATTCAATATCGATAATCCTACCTGCAAGTTTATAAAACTTGACAACGTAGAAGTTACCGAAAAACTTTACGGAATGACAGAGGATATGTTTTTGCAATGCGCTGTAGAGCTTGACAGCGAAACGAGAAAAGAGGTGAGATAAAATGTTAGTACGGGATTTGTACCAGGTTTTATTTGATGAACAAGAAGTTGAAATAAAATTAAAAAATGGTATATGCTTATGGTACGGCAAAAATGAAGATATACCTATTGAATATTTTGAAAAAATTGTAAATACTGTATATTCGTATGATGATTATATAGTAATTGAAATAGCATAAAAGTAAATCCCACTGGACAAAAATCCAGTGGGTAGAAAAAGAGGTAAAAAAGCATGATAGTACCAAATGAAAGAAAAACTATAAAAAATTTACAGAGTATATTAGAAATGTCTGACATTGTCATTTTGTATGAAATTAAATGGCATAGAATTGAGTGGGTAGGATTTACTAAAGATTTACCATTTACATATCTGCATAGAAAAATTATAGAAATAGTTGCAAATGATATAAATATACCTGCTGCGACAGTAGTGGTAGTATATATTGAATAAAGAGGTGAAAAATATGACAAATAGTATAAAGCTAGGCACGTTAGTCAAACTCAGTGCCACTACTAGCTTTTGGTTGTACGATATTCAGTATGACATTGACGAGTTTTATACTCGTTCTCAAATACTTGAAAATAAGCAACTATTACGCATGAAAGTGGTAAGTTTTAAGGCATTACCAGGAAAAGAAATGATTTATGTCAAAGTAGAGGAATAGAAAAGAGGCCATACAATGTTATACAAAAATCGAAAAATGTCACAGTCAGAAGTCTAAATGTGGAAAAGTTCATAAAATGTTCATAATTTAGACATACTGCATTTACATCACTACTGTACTATATAATATGTAAAGAGGTATTACACCATTTACAAAAAGTTACGTTTTGCTTAAATACTTACAACCGCACTATTGATAGACAACACGACACTCAATAGTGCGGACTCCTCAAAGAAAAGGAAGTGATTAACAATGATTGAAACATTATATGCACAACTCATATCAGACCTTAATACACGTAAAGTATTATGTCGAACAGACAAACGAAACGTCACAACAGAAACAATTTATCGTGACGATTGTAAAATCATAATTCGTCACAAATTAGATGATTTTCTTTCGTGCCTTATAGTTAAGAGATAGCAAGCTATCACAAAACAGATTGCAAAAATCAACTTGACTAATACACCTATTGGTGTTACAACTTTATTACAAATCACTATACATAGAAAAGGAGAAAAAAACTATGAGAAAACCAATGGTAACACGTACAATTATTAGTACAAAAGCAGTTGCACTTTGCGTAAATCCACAGACAGCAGGTACTTTTGAAAAAGTTTTTATGCTTAATGGTAAAATTGATGATAAGGCAAAAGCCTTAAAGAAATTATCAAAAGATTACAATACAGATGATTGCACTATTGTTGCAGTTCGTGATCTTGCAGAAATTAATCAATTATACGGCATGGATGAAGCAGATTTTATTGCAGGCGCAAAAATACTCGATCCTGCTACACGTAAAGAAATTGAAACAGAGCAGGCAGACGCAGAAACAACAGAGCAGGCAGACGTAGAATAAAAAGAAAAGGAGATAAACAATTATGGCAATCACAATTAACACACAATCAAAGGATTTTTCAGAGGTAGAACAGTATCTTATGACCCTTGACAGAGGTATCAAATCTCTCAAGGACGTAGAGGACAATACATCTATTCCAGTGGCAGGCTATCTTACATTCACAGACGAAAAAGATAACGGAGATAGTGTTGATATTTTATCAATCATTACACCGGATAATGAAGTATTCTCATGTCAGTCGGCTACATTCAAGCGTAGTTTTGATAATATTACCAATATCATGCACGGTAAACAGTTTAGTATTATTAAAGTTAGCGGCACAACAAAGGCAGGCAGGCCTTACATTGACTGCGCACTTGATGTGAGATCAGTAAAATAAAATTTTATCTTACTGCTGACCCTTGCTATTAAGTTAGCAGGGGTCTTATTAATTTAGAGAGGAGAGAAAAAAGTATGGCAAGGAAAAAGCGATTAACAAAAAATCAAAACGCATTACATGATTTAATGCAAGATTATGCTGATAAAGGTGTTGATGTTTCGTACATTGACATTCCTAAAACTATATCACAAAAGTTTTTAAAAGAAACAGGAGAAGATTTAGAGCAGAGATTTACTGCACAACAACATGACATTGTAGATACAATTAAAGATCTGTTATATGATTTATCTAATAGCAGATATGTTTATAATCGTTCATATAATAGAATGACTGAAATATCATTGGAAAGTTTTTATTATAAAGCTATATCAATGTTACAAGATAATATGCAGGAATTTGGAGAAGCATATTATAAGCACTTAAAGGATAATGAAAGTAAAATTATAGAAAATTTAGAAGTAATAGCAGGTGATAGCGAAGATAGCAGAATAAGGTCAAACATAGTACAAGCATTAAATATTTTATCTTATAATAATATGTCAAAAGAAATGGAAATTGTCACAGATAATTGGTTAGAAACACTTGCTGATTATAATGAATAATAAGAAACAAAATGTTAGAATATTTATGTGCGATTTTGAAACTACAGTTTATAAGGGGCAAACATCAACAGAAGTCTGGGCAAGTGCAAGCGTTGAGTTTTACACAGAAAATGTAAATATTTTTCATTCAATAGACGAACAGTTTCAGTATTTTAAAACATTAAATTGTGACATAGTTGCTTATTATCATAATTTAAAATTTGACGGAAATTTTTGGATGTCATATTTGCTAACAGAATTAAAGTATGATCAAGCTATTCATTACTTAAATGATGAACAGACTCAAGCGGAATTTATCAGAATAAAAGATATGAAAAATAAATCTTTTAGATATACAATTTCTGATATGGGTCAATGGTATACATTAACTATTAAGATTAATAACCACATAATAGAATTAAGAGATAGTTTAAAGTTATTACCATTTTCAGTAAAACAAATAGGTAAATCTTTTAAAACAAAACATCAAAAATTAGACATGGAATACACTGGATATAGATATGCAGGCTGTAATATAACTGATGATGAAAAACAATACATAGCTAATGACGTATTAGTAGTTAAAGAAGCACTCGAACAGCTATTCAATGACGGGCATGACAAACTTACAATAGGTTCGTGTTGTATGGAAGAGTATAAAAAATCTACAGGTGCATACGATTATGAAGATTTATTTCCACCACTTGATGAAGTTGCTATTGATAAAAATATTTATGGTTCATCAAATGCTGATGAATATATACGGCATAGCTATAGAGGGGGTTGGTGCTATTTAGTAAAAGGAAAAGAAAACATAGTTAGACATAATGGTGTTACAGCAGATGTAAACTCTTTATATCCTAGTATGATGTACTCTCAAAGTGGTAATTATTTTCCAATAGGTAAACCATATTTTTGGACGGGTAATATAATACCTGATGAAGCTATAGGTGAAAATAAATATTACTTTTTAAGAATAAAAACACGCTTTTATATTAAAGAAAATATGTTACCATTTATTCAGATAAAAGGTAATCATTTATATAAAGGTACAGAGTCATTAACAACTAGTGATATATTAAATAAAGACGGAACATATAATCGTTACTATAAAGATAAAAATGGAAATATACACGACAGTACAGTAATAATGACAGTAACCATGACAGATTACAAACTAATGTTAAAACACTATGAACTGGTTGACTTTGAAATTTTAGACGGCTGTTGGTTTTATTCCATGAAAGGAATATTTGATAACTACATCAATCATTATGCAGAAATTAAAATGAACAGTAAAGGTGCAAAGCGTACCGAAGCAAAATTGTTTCTCAATAACCTTTATGGTAAACTTGCTAGTAGTTCCAACAGTAGTTTTAAGGTTGCATATGTAAAAGAGGATGAAAGTATTGGTTTCTATATAGTTCCTGCTAATAACAAAAAGGTGGGTCATATAGCAACAGGCAGTGCGATAACATCCTATGCACGTAACTTTACGATAACAGCCGCTCAAAAAAATTACTATGGTGTAGACAAAGCAGGGTTTATTTATGCTGACACTGACAGTATACATTGTGACTTGCCTGCTGATAAGATAAAAGGCATAACAGTAGATCCTGTTAAATTTTGCTGTTGGAAATTAGAGAGCAGTTGGGATACAGCTATTTTCACAAGGCAGAAAACATACATAGAGCACATAACTCACAATGATTTAGTTCCTGTTGATGAACCATACAACGATATTAAATGTGCAGGAATGCCACAGAAATGCAAAGATTTATTTGACAAATCAATGCAGGGTTATAAAGCAAAGGAGAGTGATAACTATACGCAAAGTGAATTAAAATTTTTAGAAACAAAAAGAGACTATAGTGATTTTAAAGTTGGCTTATGTGTACCGGGAAAATTACTGCCAAAAAGAATTAAAGGTGGTGTATTATTGGTGGACACGACTTATGAAATGAGGTGAAACAATATGATAACATTGTTAGTAGATTTATATTACAGATACAAAGCAAAGAAATATGAAAAAACTTGTAATCATATTTGTTGTTTCTGCAAGTACAAATATGATTGTGATTATTTTACAAGGGAGAGATAAATTTATGAATGATAAAATGGAAAAAGTAGTGCAGGAACTACGCAAAAGATTTAGGGGTTCAATCGAGTTTTATGATGTACCATATACAGAGCACTATAAAATAGAATATTGCTTAAATGGTTTATACATAACAAAGTTATTATCATACGATTTTATAAAGAAAAAAGATACAAGGGAAATTGTATTATCATTAAACATATTAATTGCAACAGAGATACATAATCATTTTTACAAATAAAGCAAAAAGGCAGGAGTAAAATACTCTTGCCTTTTCTATATCTATAACTATTGCAGAACACAAGCGCACAGCATTTACGACAATACATACTAGCGTTATCTTCCAAACGTGCTACCTAGCAGTATCAAGTGAACATACAACAGCAGATACCTAATAACTAATAGTCTTAAATAAAACTTCTTTGCATTTAAGGTTCTTAAATCTAAAACAACCTTTTTCAAAATAGTATCTCAATTGACTAATAAATAAATCATTCTGTTTTAACATAACATAATTAATATCATGATCATTAACAGTAACACTTATTTTAGTTCTAAAAGTACTGTCTGCCTTATCATCAATATATAAAAACCCTTGCTCACTAAATTGCTTCACAGCATAGTCATGGTTCATATACCTTAAGGTTGCAATATATTTTCCTTTTCCTACAGGAGTATCAATAAAAGCAGTGTTATCATTTAAGTACACATTTTCACTTGAGTATGCGACATACTGATTATTCTTAAATGCCCTATTGAAACCACTCTCTTTTTGTGCCTTACTAGCAGTTTCTATGAAACCATTTTCAAGTACAAATCCGTCACCCTTTAAAAAATTAGTCTCACTGTTTAGTCTTTCAGATATTCCTAGTTCTATATAATAAGGGTTGATAATACTGACAGCATTACTTAACATATATACAGGAAGATACCTTGACTGCTCACCATGTCCCCTTGCTATACTTGTATGTACGCTGATAAATTTTCTTATTTCATCACTACAATAGTGATTAGTTTCACTCTGGAATTCATCGAATAGCATACTATCAGTATCACTAAGCAGGTGACTATATTTTTTCAACTGGTCTGCACTATTTAAACTTATAGCATAACCACAGTGTTGTTCATTAAGAAACAAACTATGATAAATACCACTTGCACAACGTTCACTTTCCATAGTGTAATTACTAAAAAATAATGTCTGTAAATCCTTGAAAAACTTATTAGATACATCATCAAGCTCATAGTTGTACCTATAAATTAAACAGAATTTTTTACCATACTTTAAAAATCTGTTGATTAATAATCTACCAAAATATGTCGTTTTACCACCAGTTCTATTAGTGGTACACAAAAATAACTCAGGCCTTAATCCATTTATATCTTTCATTGATAACAATTTAGTTCCGTCATAGTATTTATTTTCACTCATATTGTTGTACTCTTTTCTTAAAATTAACTATAATTATCTAAATTTATTATAACATAAGTATTGCAATATTTCAAGTAACATGTTATAATTAAAAAGAGAATAAAAGAGAGGTGGTGAGAGCATGGAAACAATGTCAATGATTTTGCAGGCTATAACAACAGTAGGATTTCCTATAGTAATGTGTTTATGTTTAGCATGGTATTGTATGAAACTGAATGAAAGTCACAAGACAGAAACAGACAAGTTTACAACAGCACTAAATGATAACACACTGATATTACAGAAATTATGTGACATATTAAATGTGGAAAGAAGTGATAAGAATGAGTAAAGTTGACACTTACACAGATTATATGATTGCAATAGCAAATGACAATTCACACGGCTATTCACAGATTAACAGAAGTGGAAATCCTGACTTTGATTGTAGTTCATTAGTTGGACACGCACTTGCTAAAGCAGGCTTTAATGTAAATGTAAACAGTACAACGCGAAACTTGTATGAACAGTTAAAACGTTGTGGCTTTACTTCATGTAACAGACCTTTTCAAAAAGGTGATATTCATTTAGCAGTAGGACATCATGTTTGTGTTTCAACAGATAGTGAACATATAGTTCATGCAAGTATTGATGAAAGAGGAACTACAAAGGGACGTAAAGCAGGTGACCAAACAGGAAAAGAAATTTGCATAAGAAAATATTACACACCTAGTTATGGTTGGAACTATCATTTACGTTATAATGGAGACAAAGGAAGTGCAGGTTATACTATGAATTTATTGAAAAAAGGTTCATCAAATAATGACGTAACAGTGTTTGAAATTTTTATGACAAAGTTAGGTTATTACACTGGTAGCATTGATACAAAATATGGTGCAGGATGTGTAAGAGCGTGTGAGAATTTTCAGAGAAACTATGGTTTAACTGTTGACGGAGTGTGTGGTAAAAACACATGGAATAAACTTTTTAGCTTAGGTATAAGATAATGGCATGGATAGTTAAAATAGGTTTAGACCCTAGTATGACTCAAACAGAACTTGAAAATAATGCTACTGAATTTTACGGGTATTTCAATAGTAAAGGTTTTACTATTGAAAGCATATGCGGTATGCTAGGTAATTTACAGCAGGAGTCACAGATAAACCCTGGTTGTAAAGAAAAAGGTGGTGACGGGTGGGGACTAATACAGTGGACACCACACACCAATTTAACAGACTACGCAAACGCACAAGGTTCTGACTGGGCTACTGGTGAAATACAGACACAGTTAATGTGGGAAGAGATAATAAATGGTTATGGCGGACAATGGATACCAAAACCCAATAAGGGTTATCCATATACAGGTAAGGAATTTTCACAACTTACAGATGTAACTACCGCTTGTATGGCTTATCTTATAGAGCGTGAAAGAGCAAGTATAGAGGTTGCAGAAAAAAGAGTTGCATATGCTAATGCGTGGTATGAATACCTAACTGGAGTTACACCGCCCACACCACCTACACCAACTAAGCGAAAAGGTATGCCAGTTTGGATGATGTGTAGACCATTATTTTAATAAGAAAAGAGGTGAGAAAAATGGCAGTACTTTCACATGATGACTTTATGAATGCAGTAAAAGGTTTAGCAGGTGACAACGCTGACGATAATACACTTGCTATGATTGAGAATTTTACTGACACATTCAATGACCTTGAAACACGTGCAAAAGATACCACTGATTGGAAAGCAAAATATGAGCAGAATGACAATGAGTGGAGAGAAAAATATAAAGCACGATTTTTTGAGGGCAGTGCAGGTACAGACACTGCAACAGTAATTAAGAAACAAAAGGAAGATATTACCGATGACGGCAATGAAATTTCCTTTGATGATTTATTTAAAGAAAGAGAGGACTAGGAATTATGGCTATAAAACCAAAAATTAAGACACTTACTAATTCAAGCGTTGACATCTTAAATGCTATAAGAAACAACGCAAGTACAAATTACAAAGATTATGTACCACAGGCTACAGCAGACTCTGACTCAATCAGAGAAATCGGTGCAGTAATTATGGACTACCCTGCTTTGCAGAATGAGTTTTTATCTGCACTCGTAAACAGAATAGGTAGAGTAGTTTTAGCAAGTAAATCATACGACAATCCATGGGCTATGTTTAAAAAAGGTATGCTCGAATTTGGTGAGTCTATTGAGGAAGTATTTGTTAATATTGCAAAACCGTTTCAGTTTGACCCACAGGTTGCAGAGTCAAATGTGTTCAAGCGTGAGATTCCCGATGTACGCAGTGCATTTCACATTATGAACTATCAGAAGTTCTACAAAGCTACAATCTCAAATGACCAGTTGAGACAGGCTTTTCTGTCTATTGATGGCGTTACAGATTTACTTGCTAAGATTGTGGACGCTATGTATGCTGGTGCTAACTATGACGAGTTCCAGACTATGAAGTATATGCTTGCAAAACATATATTAAATGGACTGATGAACCCAGTCACTATTCCTGCTATTAACACAGCAAACATGAATAGTATTGTTAGTACTATCAAGGGAGTATCAAATAAGTTTACTTTCCTTAACTCAAAGAATAACCTTGCAGGAGTTATGAACCATACACCTAAGCAGGAACAGTATTTGTTAGTCAATTCACAGTTTGACGCTACTATGAATGTTGAAGTACTTGCAAGTGCTTTTAACATGGATAGAGCAGAATTTGACGGACATAATGTACTTGTTGATAGTTTTGGTGATTTAGACATTGATAGATTAAATATTCTCTTTGCTGATGATCCAACCTATACAGAGATAAGTCAGGAAGAACGTAAAGCACTTGACGCTATTCCTTGCGTTTTAGTAGATAGTTATTGGTTTATGATTTTTGACAACTATCAGAACTTCACAGAACAGTACAATGGTGAGGGACTGTATTGGAACTACTGGTATCATGCATGGAAAACATTTAGTGTATCTCCGTTCTCAAACAATGCGGTATTCGTTGCAGGAACACCTGCTGTCAAGACAGTTACAATTACACCTAGTGAAGCTACAGTTAATGCAGGAGGACAGATACAGTTAAGTGTTGCTGTTGATACTGACAACTATGCACCACAGAGTGTTATATGGAGTATTGCTACTGGTGATGATAAGGCTAGTATCTCAAGTACTGGTATGCTTAAGATTAACAGTAATGCAGAAGCAGGAAGTATTACAGTTAATGCAACTAGCACGTTTGATAGTACAAAAATTGGTACTGCGACTATTACAGTTGCGTGATATGTTTATGGCAGGAGAGCATGAATGCTTTCCTGCTGTTGTAAAGGTGGTGAAGATATGCAGATACAACCTAATAGTGTTATCAAATTGTGTAGTGGTGTACCGATAGATAGCAGTTATAAAGATACTATTTATTTTGAAAGCAGAAGTGCGCAGAAAAGTTATTTTGATAGTAAAGTTAGTAAGACTATGGACAAAGCTAGTTTTCAGAGAATTAACGGACAGCAAGGTGTTGTAAGAATGAGTGCTAATGCAGAAAGTATTTATGACTGCAACTATATGATGTTTCAAAATACTAACTATGGTAGCAAATGGTTTTATGCTTTTATTACTAATATCGAGTATGTGAATGATAAAGTTAGTAATGTATATTTTACAATTGATGTTATGCAAACATGGTTTCTGTTTGACTGCACTCTTAAAGAGAGTTTTGTTGAGAGAGAGCATAGCAGTATAGATTATGCAGGTAGTAATATTGTATCAGAAAATATTGATACAGGGCCGATAGTTTGTAATGCTATAAGTAAAAGTGGACATTTTGATAGCTATAGTGCAGTAATAGCAACAACCTTTGCAGGAGAGGGTGAAAAAACTGGTGGTTATCAAGGTGGGCTATTTAGTGGTGTAGATTATATAGCAGGACGAGTTGATAATAATGAACAAGTACAGAAATTATTAACTTTTTTAGATACAGCCACACAAGCTAACAAACAAGATAGTATTGTTAATATCTTTTTAATGCCAAGTGATTTTTATACAACAACTACACAGCCAAGTGTGCAAGTAAATTCAGTAGCAAAAAACACTACAATTGGTGGATATACACCAAAAAATAAAAAATTATTAACATATCCTTTTAACTATTTAGCAGTAGATTGTTGTGATAACTCTGCAATATATAGATATGAATGGTTTATAAAAAATACTTGTGATTTTGCTTTATATGGTAGTGTTGTAGGCAATCCACAAATAGCGTTAGTTCCTATGGGATATAATGGTACTAATGCTGATGAGGGTAATTATTCTGAAAAATTAGTTATGAGTGATTTCCCACAAGTAGCATGGACTATTGACGCATATAAAGCATGGTTAGCACAATCAGCTAGTAAATTAACAATGTCAGCTTTACTTAACACTGGTACAGTTGTTGCAGGAATGAGTAGTTTTAATCCAGAGTTATCATTAAGTGGATCAACAGGTTTAGTTGAAAATGGCATAGACGCTATGTTAGCATACAGTAAACCGCCACAAACAAGGGGAAATAATAGTGGTTCAATTGATGTTGCTACTAGGAATAAAGATTTTTATTTTAAACAAATGCAAGTAACACCACAATATGCTCATATCATTGATGAATATTTTGATAAATATGGGTATGCTACTAAAAGAGTAAAAGTGCCAAACATAAAGAGTAGACCACATTGGAACTATACAAAAACACAGAATTGCTGTATAATAGGAAATGGATGTAACAATAACGATATAACTGAAATAAAAAATATATTCAACAATGGTATTACATTTTGGAAAAATGCTAGTGAAATAGGTAACTATTCATTAGATAACAGTCCTAGTTAGAAAAGAGGTGAGACAATGAGTAGACGAGGGAGAAAAGCACAGTCCGAAGCATTCCTGCAAAATCAGAGAACATATCTACAGTATGTTAATAGACTGACAGAGTTGAGCATTTCAATGTTTGAATGGAAAAACTTACCTAGTACTATTGACGCAAGGTTTTTAGAACTAGCACTTTTTAATGACGGCATGGCAGTATTTTTTAAGGATGAAGTTATGGGTTATTTAGGACTGCAAGTTATGATAGGTGGTGAGCTTGATGTTTACAGAATACCTATTACTCGAACAGCCTTTGCGCAGAACGGGTATCGAATGAAACTTGACCCTAGCAACAGTGTTATTATTTTTAATAATATGCTACACACAAACAGTTTACTTGACGTACAGGAAATGAGTAAAAGGTTGTATGAAATACAGAGAACTATTGACGTAAATATAATACAACAGAAAACACCTAAGATTATTACTTGCACTGAAAATCAGAGGTTAGTAATGAAAAATCTGTATGCACAGTATATGGGTAATGAGCCGTTTATTTTTGGTGATAAGAATTTAGATTTAAGCGGTATTAAGACACTTGATACTACAAGTCCTTATGTTGCTGATAAGTTGTATGATTTAAAGACGCAGTATTGGAATGAAGCGTTGACTTATTTGGGTATCAGTAATGTCAATACAGTTAAAAAGGAAAGAATGATAACTGATGAAGTACAAAGAAACTTAGGTGGAACTATTGCTAGTAGGTATTCAAGACTGTTTATGAGACAGCAGGCTTGTGAGCAAATTAACAAAATGTTTGGATTGAACATTAATGTTGATTATCGTGAGGATATGCAGGTACTTGATACTTATGACGCTGATGAAGCAGAGTTGAGTAATGAAACTGACGTAGGCAAAGGTGGTGAGAGTAATGAGTAAGTATACAACAGAGGTGCGATTTATTTGTGAAAATAGTGCAGGCTTGAGTGAGAGTGAGGGTGCAGACAATGTTGATAGTGTGTTAGATAGATGTTGGAATAAGATTTTTAATTTTGATTTTCCTATCTTTGATGAAAACTATAGGCAGGTTTTGTGCAGGAAAATATTGAAGCATTATTATACAAGAGAGATTGCACATGAGACTGTAGGCAGGTGGAAGTTGGCACTTAATGCTAAGCTCAATGAGATTATGCCTTATTACAATCAGTTGTATAAAAGTGAGTTGCTTGAGTTCAATCCTTTTTATGATGTTGATTTGACTAGGAGTAGAGAGGGTAGCGGTACTAGGGATACGATTGGCAGTAATAGTAGTAATAGAACTAATAGCAATACAGAGACAAATAAGAATGAGACTAAAGATGTGAATAGTGCTAGTGGTACAAGTAATACTGATACCTTGAATAGATTTAGTGATACACCACAAAATAGCATGGACACGCAGGGTATTGCTGATAGCGTTCCTTTGACTACAGTTACTAAGGTAAATGAAGATAATGCTACAACTAATGAAAGCACTGATACAGTTACAAGTAATGGAAGTAGAACTGGAAATGGTACTGAGAATGTTACAGGTAATAATACAGAGAATGTTAATAGCACTGATAAGTATATTGAAACAGTTAAAGGTAAACAGGGAACAGAAAATTATAGCAGTTTATTAAAAAAATTCAGAGAGACTTTTCTCAATATTGATATGATGATTATTGAGGATTGCAGTGATTGTTTCTTTACTTTATGGTAAAGGGAAAGTGAGGTAATAATGAACGCAAATTATAAGAACTTAACAGAGTTTAGGTTTTGGTGCTTTAAAGTGTTACCACTAGTGTATGATGATGAATTAAGTTATTATGAAGTTATCTGCAAGTGCGTTGATTATATTAATAACTTGATTGAAAATGATAAAGCTATTAGTAATGACGTTGAACAGTTAAAGCAGGAAATGAAACAGGTGCAGGAATGGATTGATAATTATGATACTAGCTTTGCAGAAAGTATCATCAGAGAATATCTTGCAACTATGATATTTGTTACTATTAGTGACAGTGGTTATATCGTTTATAATATTCCTGCTAATTGGAAAAGTATTACATTTAATACTACTGGGTTGGATATTGAGAATAATATCGGTATTGGTAACTATGACTATGGTCATTTAGTATTAAGCTATTAAGAAAGAGAGGTAAGAGTAATATGAGTAATGATTTAATTAACAGACAGTATGTTGGTGCTAGGTATGTGCCGAAGATTATGGGTGAGTGGAATAAGGCTTTACAGTATGAAGCGTTGAGTGTGGTGACGTATATGGGTAATAGTTTTACAAGTAAGGTGCCAGTGCCTGCTAATGTTGATATCAATAATGAAGAGTATTGGATTAATACTGGTAATTATAATGCACAAGTTGAAGAATATAAACAATTAGTAAACAATGAAATTTTGCGTAAACCATATGTAAGTATTGAAAAGTATGGTGCAATAGCTAATACAGATATTACAGA